TTAGTAATTGCAGCTTGGATTAATCTAATTTTTAAGTAGGAGTCTTCGGACTCCTTTTTTTATGGATTAACTACGTTTGTATTTTCTGTTGCTGCTAAAGAAGATGAAATATAACTTGAACTCTTATCATATTTCACAATAGTTCTTAAGTCATTTATAAATGTTTGTAAATAACCAACATCCAATACATCTATTTCACTTTTCTCTGCATTAACAGAATATTCAAATTCTAAATTGGTTACAGCACGAGCAATATTATCAGTTGTAACAGTAAATTCATCTTTATCATCAAGTTGAGTGTATCCTGCTTGTGATCTTAGGGTGTATCTTGTGCTTGGAAATTTATGAATGGTACCATCGATTTTAAAATCGGCATCTACAATTAAATTTGGTGGTAGTATCTGACGTTCTTTATCATCTCTGATTTCAAAAGTCTCATAATATTTTATCTCATTCATTTTTTGCACTGAACCATACTTTGATAGAGCATAATCGTAAACCTGATGATCTCTTAAAGGCCATTCATGATTGATGTTAATAATGTTCGCAACTAAAATAACAACATAATCTAATCTTGGATCTCCATATAATTTTTCAGCGATTATGTCAGGTCTTTCTCCGTCACGTATGTAATATTTATTTAATAAAGTTGTCGCATCTTTTAAATAATCAAACAATTTTGTGCGACGAAAAATATTTTTAATTACTATATAATCAGTTGATGAATTTTTATGTAATAAAGGTGACTGATATGCAATATTAGGTAATTCGTTAAAGTATCCCATTAGAATCCAACTCCCATTCCTGACCCATTACCTGGTAAGTAATCCTCTGCGTAAACAGGATTTATTTCTTTAAAAGTAACATCCATTCTTATATTTACTGGAGTACCATCGTTATATGATGCGTAAGTACCAGAGTTTGTATAATTAATATTCATACCTGTAAGAGCACATATTTTAAAATTATTTAAAAATGGATGTTCTTCTCCATCTCTCAAGTATTGAAGTTGAAACAGGTCAGGTGATTTGATAAAAAGTCCTTGAGCGTTTTGGTTAAATTCTCCTGCTTTCGCAGACATACTCATTTTAAGAGCTCTAATTATTTTTTTTACAACATCTGCTTCATCTGGATTTCTTGGTGAAAATGTAATGCTATATGGAAATGTTCTTAAATTTACACCATTAAATAGTAACTCAAGATTATTATTTAAAACTTGACCTGTAGTTCTTGCGATTAAACTTTGAGGTGTAACGTTTCCACCTAAAGCATTTATAGCCGCACCAGCAAGACCAGCTCTTATAGCGTTTTGTGTTTCTGCAGTTACTCCAGGTATTGAAATGCCAGCATTTAAAATTTGAATCGCTTTCCTTGCATCATTAACTGCACCCATACCACCCTGTTCTATTAAACGACCTGCTGCGGATGCACCTGCAAGTTCTATCGCATTTATTTTATCATCACCCCAAGTTACAGATTGTGAGTCTTGAATCTCTTGAGGCATTGGAAGTTCAATATTATATTTTGTAAGTTTATTATTTTTATTTTTGGTTCTTATTCTGGTATCAGCATTACGAAAATTTGGAGTAATCTTAACAGGGTCAATTTCATTTGCAATTCTCTGATCATTATTAATAATAAACTTTTCACCAGTTAGTTTTCCATCTTTTACTTCTTTTCCGTAAAAATTATCTATTTTTACTTGAAAATCCTTACCCCCTGATGCTACATACTCTATGCATTTTATTCTTAAGGTATCTCCAGTTATTTCCTGATTATTTCTTGCTATGGGATATGACAAATATCTATCTTCACCACTGAGAAAATTTTGTTTTGATCGTGGTGATGTGCTAGTAGGTATTGAGCTAGGATCTTTCATCCCTGCTATCTGTTCTTTTGTATAACCACTTGCGTTTCCTGCGTTCATTATCGACCTTATTTTTTAACTATTTAGTAGGATTTTGACAAAAGGTAAAGTTCTTAAGTCTCTGAGTTCCATTTCATCGACTTTATATAATCCACCAACTACTTCTGGAAATGTATATTGTCTCATTTCTCCCCAGTGATAGTTCAGTCCCTTGAATCCCCATTGAAATACATCAGTTACAGCAACAAGTGGGTGTGAATCATATGCAATACCAGGTGTTTTGGCACGATATACAAAAACATAGTAATTACCAGGCTCAGGTACATTACTCCCCTCAGTTAATACATCTAATATTTCTGTTGCTAAATCATCGGGACTTTCTGTGCCGATAAGATTCTTCATTATAGGATCTATTCTACTCATATGTCTAACTCTTTTTCTGTAATTACTTTAAACTCCCACATACGATCAGCACAATATTCTCTTGCTGCTTTCCACTTTGCTTGATTTCTTGCATACTCAAATGCTTCACGAATGTAACCTTTGGTTTGTCTTTTTGGTTTTTTTGGTTTAGTTGTTTGTTTGAGTGGTTTTACTTCAATTAGATATCTCTTTATTTTACCTGTGTTCTCTTGAACTTTGATATAAAAATCTGGAAAATACCTATGCACTCGACTATCGTGAGGTGAAATATATGGAAGAGCAATCTCCTCACTTCCCCACTCTAGTATCTTTGCATTTTTATCACAATACACCATAAATTTTCTTTCCCAGAGTGATCTGTAAATTATATTGGTCGGATCTCCTTTATACTTTCTAGGAAATGATGGATAGTATTTTCCTCTATAAGCCATCTAAATAACTATACTATAGAAGTATTTAGAGTGCCAGCACCAAGACCAAGAGGAATATCAGATATAATGCCTAAGTTACAAAGAGTAGCTCAGACATCAAAGTTTCTTGTAAAATTTGTCCTACCAAATAGTCCATTGAGATCAGAGATGAGAAAAAAAGGAATAAATGATCGTTTTATTTCTGATAATGTAGGACTTTTATGTAGTGATGCTGTCTTGCCAGGTAGTAATATGGCATCTGTGAATACCGCTGGTGATTATCAGGGATTAGTAGAAAAATTCGCACATACGAGACAGTTTACTCAAGTTAATTTTGATTTTTATGTTGATTTAGAATATAAATCTCTTAAATTTATCGAACATTGGATGGAATATATTTCAGGGCAATCTAATTCTGATCCTTCTAGAGATGCGTATCATTTTAAAATGGCATATCCTGAAGAATATAAATCTAATGATACGAGAATAGTTAAATTTGAAGCAGATCATTTTCAATTTTTAGAGTACCGCTTCGTTGGATTATTTCCAATTTCCTTAAATTCGACAAGGGTTTCATATCAAAATTCACAGGTATTAAAGGCAACAGCGTCATTTAGTTTTGATAGATATATTTGTGGGGAAACATCGTCATTAGCACGAGCATTAGGTATTGATCTGAATAATAGAAGAAAAAAATCTGGGAATAATAATATAAAGTATAATGATACTGCTGCATTAAATGAAGTCATGAGTGGGGTATCTTTATTGAATGAGAGTGTTGGATATCAAAGACAATTAGATGGAAGGACTAACACAGGTGGTATTAATAGCAGTCAATTCAATAGTCCTTTTCCTGTTTTCCAAAGATAAGTTTTTAAAACCCCTATAAATAATTTTATGAAGTGTAGTAATTATTATGCCATTACCAACCATATCAACTCCAACATATGAGTTGACTCTCCCTTCATCAAACAGGAAAATTAAATATAGACCGTTTTTAGTGAAGGAGGAAAAGATTCTTATCTTAGCGATGGAATCTCAAGATACAAAACAGATTGCAAGAGCAGTTAAAGATGTGATTTCTCATTGTATACTATCAAAGGGAATAAAGGTTGAAAAATTAGCAACCTTTGATATAGAATATCTTTTTCTACACATTCGTGGAAAATCTGTTGGAGAGCAAATTGAAGTTATGGTTACTTGTCCTGATGATGGTAAAACACAAGTGCCAGCATCCATTAATGTTGATAGCATTAAAGTGCAAAAGGATAAAAACCATTCAACTGACATATCTTTAGATGATGTTTATACTTTAAGGATGAAATATCCTTCATTAA